GGCAACTGTTCTGTGTATTTACTTTCAACAGAAAAGCCAACGCCTGTACCATTCATCAAGATATAAAGAATTTCATCAAACGACCTAGGATTATCAACAGCAACATAAGAACAATTATATCCAGATACATTCTCCCTTTTTAGTGCTTCACCAGCAGTCATCAAGCAGCGCATTGATGGCATGGTCCTTAGTGATAATACAGATTCTTCCAATTCTTTACGAACATCATCTGTAAGAATGAAGTTATTATTTTCCTTTAGATGTTCAGTGAAAAAGTCAAAATATCTAGCAACAGTTTCGTTCCAATTTTCTCTACGATTTTCATCCCAAAGCCATCTTGCATATCTTGATTTGTGGATGAATTGTTGATATAGTGTTGGTAAGTAGTTGCTAGTTGTCATGTTCTTTCTCCTGATTATATACCTTGGTCCACATCGTGGACTCTAACATTGCTCTTTGATCTGAAAACGTATTACGACGTATGTTTTCTTTTTCTACCTATTTTAAAGTTTAAAGGAATTTCCTGATCTTTATTTATTTTTTTTTCAATAAAGCCATCATTTATCCACATCAATCCAAAACAAGACTTGTTACCAAAAGGTTTTTTGTCTGGATTATTTTTATAATACTCTTTCATTCTTTCTGATTGTTCATGTTTATATTTCTCATCTAATGAGATACCATATCTAGGATTTTTTGATCCTGTCATTCTTTCTGAATGTTCTTGTTTCCATTCTGTAGATTTTCTTCTTGAACTACCGAAACTACCCTCGCCACCCAATGTTTCATTATATCCATGTTTGAAACTGTTATACTTATCAATATAATATTGTTCTCTTTCCAAGAGAATTTCTACATTGTTCACGACCTCTAATATTTCATATTCTGGATTTCCATATTTTCTTATCGCTTTAGAAATACTGAATTGTTTATTATAATTTAAAGCATTTCTTATATGTTGATCAATTCTATTTTTTAGATTATTTGTTATTCCTATATAACTTTTGTCACTGTTTCTAAAGAATAGTCTATATACTATTAAATTTTTTTCCATTGCTCAAACTCCAATTTCGCCCTCAATCCTTGATGAGTATATTTAGTTACAAGGCTCATTATATTTTCAGGCAAAATTCCGTTTAAAACAAATTCGTTTATATCTTTTCCCCGTATATTATCTGGAAACAAACAAACCTTATGACCCATATCAATTGTTTTTTTTATGTGTTTGCATATTTGAGCATTTCTTGGATCACGATCATATACAAAGACATAATCATAATTACCGACATAAGAAACAGCATTATACAAGGTTGCGTCCATCATTGCAATACTATTCTTTATAAACATTGAGTCAATTGGTCCTTCTACAACATAGATTGTTTTGTTTTTATCTAATGTGTCTAGACCAAAAACTTTCTGATTTTCGTCAGCAATTTTAATTGTGATATATTTTACTTTAGACTCGCCTACTGCACGACCTTGAACACCTAGAAGATTGTTCTTTTCGTCATAGAATGGAATAACAATGCGAGGATCTTCTGATCTCAATTCTTTGTCATGACCAGGCATCAAATCGTCAATGAATTCCTTGAAATCATTTGCATAATATGTCTTAGTAAGATACTGCTTAGGAATCTTGCGCTTTATCATATACTTCTTTGCAGAATGATCATTATCTAGTGATTCAATAGTAGGAAGACAAATGCGCTTCTTTGTATTGAAGACAGGCTTTTCCATCACCAAAGAAAAGTCTGGTTTTTTGATATTACCTTGACTTTCGTTCTTAAATCTTTCCATCTGATATTCAGTATATAGACTTCTGTCCATATGCTTAAGAAAATTTCCAAAGGACATAGACGCGCCGCAGTTGTGGCAGGAAAGAAATAGATCACTCTTGCGTCGGTAGATATACCCACGCATCTTCCTTTTGTTTGTTTGTGAATCACCACAGATAGGACAACGAAAATTCCACAGATAGTCAGACTTCTGATGGAATCCTTGTAATCTGGGTGCTAGGAAACTGACAAATTTCCTGTCAATATGCAAAGACATGATGAACTATCCTTTAGTAAAGGATTTTATTATACACTAAGTTTTATGGAATTACAATTAAAAAATGAGTTTGATAAACTTAGGGAAATCTATCTTGGCTAAAATCCAGGTAATAACAATGATTGCGCCTATTACCATATATTGCCAATTTTCAATTTTACTTATGCGGCTACTCAGACTATTTTCCGAATAATTATCATTATCTGAGTTTTTTCTTCCTTTTTTCATTTCATCGCGAATAGAACGCAATTCTTCCAAGATAGTCTTTTCTGTATCTTCAATTTTTTCTGTTAGTTCACGATTGACAGTTGTTATTCTAGAATGGAGTTCCTTAATTTCTGCGTTATGTTCTAATCTGCGCATTTCCAGTCTGCTTTGAATGTCCTTAGTTGTGTCTTCTTGCGTAAGTAATCTTTGCTCCTGCAATGATACCATTTTTGAAAGATTAGATGCAATTTCTTGCATCTTATCTATTGTGGTATCAAACTTCTCGCAAAGAGTTGCCATAATAGTTACATCTTTTTTAAGTAGTTCTATTTCAACGCGACTATCAAATTCCGTAGACATAGTGATCCTTTTTTATGGCTTCTTGTTATTTATTACGTTTATTGTTCGTGTATTGCTTACGCGATTATTCATCTTTTCTAACACGCGAGCACCAAACCAAAAAGCAATAATTGTTGAGAACAATGACATTGTTTCCTGATCCCATACTGCTTTAAGCATTTCAGGTACAGACTGACCATTTTTTAACATTACATATGCAGCAGCAACTTTAACTGCGACAAATAGAAAAAAGAATACATAAGTAATTACTGGGCGAATAGAAGCGCGTAATGTGTTAATAAACTTTCCACCATCAAGACTGCTATCATGATCGCGAACAGATTTTCCCTCGTCAACGTCAGCCTTAACATTCGCAGTATCAAGTTCAAGTTTTGCGTTTTCTTTAGCCGCATCAAGTTTAATTCTTGTGAGTTCAATTTCATGCTGCATCTCCTGCTTGCGTTCAAAAATTCGCACAATATTAGGTAACAAGCTGCCAAAAATGCCAATCAGTGGCGATAATAGAGCAAACATTACTTATCTCCCTCTTCGGAATTTATTTTTTTTATTTTTTCCATGCCTCTTGTCCATGCAGCAACACCAATTATTGCCATCATAGACATATGATAGAATCCAGATTCTTTTAGTGTGATAGGATCCCATTGTACATATTCGCCCTTTACCAAATAATTAAATGACATTACCATAATAGGAGCAATTAAAAAGTCAAAAAGACATACGGCTGCATATGACCATGCCATAACAGGTCGCCAGTATGTTTTTAACCAGTGTTCTTCTTCGTTCATGACTTCATCAACTCATTTAGTGTGTTAGTATCAATTTGTCCAGTTGCAGATAATTTTACCCATCTCTGAAACTCTTTAACAGCATCTTCGGTTTTTGGTCCAAAATCACCATCAGCAACAACTTTGATACCTTTGTTGATTAGCATTTGTTGCAAGTCTTTTACATAATCTGACTTATCACCTCGTTTTGCTACAACAATGTTCAATGGATCTGTCTTTATTTCTTCAGGCTTTTTTCCAAAGTCATCAAAATCAAAATCTTCTAATGCTCTCTTAGCGCGAGCAAGTTTATCTTTTCGGTCTTCATATCCATTTGGAAGACCCGTTCTTCTGTTTATACCATTGATTGTCTTTGAAACACCAAATATATCATCATTGTCGGCTAATCTGTTTATTTTGCGTTTTTCCCAAAACCAAATTGCAGTACGAACAGATATTTCTGGGTCTTCTCCTAATTCAGGATTACCTACTAGATCAATTCCTAAATCACGCGAACATTCAGCATAATTTGCACGGCCTGTTAGTTGAATAATGCCGCGACCTTTAAATCTTCTACCATCACCTGGCTGTGTGTTACCTAAATCTTTGCGACCTTCATATGCTGCACCAGAAGCATATTCTTCTAGTGTCTTAAATTGATCCGACTCGTGCGCGCACTGTGCAATAAAATGACATACGCGCAGATAGGTGTTGATAGTGCTGACAGATAACCACTTATCAAAATATTTTTCTAAGTCTGTGATAATTTTATCTTTAGATGCAGGAGCAATTCGTTTAAGTATTTCTTTAGTAATCATTATCTTCTCCCATATCGTGCATAACACATAGCACCAGTCTTTTCATCTTGAAGAATGATAGGCTTTTTGCCTTTGTGTTTGCGATCATAAGCTCGGATCGCATTGCCATGATCATCTTCGCCGATGTATTTTTTCCAGTGTTTGCCCTTTTTCTTTTCAAATCTTGCTTTGTGAAACATATCAGATGGCACAATGAATGTATCATGACCAGCAAATTTACCCATACGTGTTTCTTCCATCATAGGTGTTTTACGACGGAATAAAGATAATTCAGTCTCTCTTGATTGAATATCTTCCTGATTACGCTTTTTATATTTTTTTCTGGCTGGCATACTTATACCAGGTTCACCTTTAGGACCAACACCAAGACCTGCTACATTGCCACTACCGACATTATTAGCAGAAGCATCTTCTTGAACTTTTTTTCTAACTAACTTCATTTTGCTCTTGACTCGCTATTGACAATGTGGTATAACTGCTATGTACTCAATGATATGAATAGTTTTATATATTTCTTAGTCTTTTGGCTACAAATAAATCAACTGATATATCAGATGAATTTATGTTGTTACCTCTTATTCCAGTTACTATTTGAGGCATGTAGTTGAGGAAAAGAAGAAACGTCTTAAGTATATCAAAGTCATCTCTGTCTAGTTTATAGAATAACATTCTAACACAAGATTCAACTCCAAATACATTTCCAAGTATTGTTATGTGGTTAAGGATGAGTCTTTCTCTCAACTCACCCGTAATCCTATATCTCTTTATCAATCTCTTGACATACTTTAATCTTTTCAAGTCTTCTTCAAATTCAGACTGTATGCAATTTGGACTGTCATAGGCCTTCATTGCATAGATCATAAAGTTATCATCATGTAAATTATCAATCATTATTTTTTAGCGCGTTCTATACCTTTTGCTCTCTTAGCAGCAATGCCTTTTAACCATTCAGCTTCTTTTTTCCAAGCAGCTTTTCTTTCTGGTTGAGCATGTGATGCTGTATATTCAGAATGCGCTGCTTGTCGTTCTGCATGAGCCTTATCTTTTTCAGCCTTTTTAACATAACGAGCCTTTAGCTTATCTGAAATCTCGTCTAGTTGAGTTTCTTCTTTAGCTAGTTTGTCAGCAGCCTTTGCGATACCCTCACGACGCTTCCAAGATTTCTTGAATGCTTTATTTGAGCGTTCATCTTCTTTTCTTGCAGTTGTGATATCTTGCTTATCAACAGCTTCTTTTGACTTCATAGCATGACCACGAACCTGTGCTGACTTAGTTGCTACATCATGTGATGCTTTCTTGATATACGAAGCGAGAGTTCCCTTTGAAACTTCATCCATCTGCTGTTCATCGGACATTTTCAATTCAGAAACTGGTTGCTTACCGTAGTAATATCCAGACTCTTCTTCAAATCTTGCTTTCTTTTCTGCTGCTGATGTTCTTTTTGAATCTTCTTTCTTATCTGATTCATTATCTTTTGCAGCACGCTTCTTATCACCTATCGTAACTGTACCAGACTTAGTGTCGCCGAACTTATCATAGGTACTTTTTCCATCGCTCTTTTTTACAACACGATAAGAAACATAACCTTCGTCCAGTTCTTCTTCGTCTTCACTTTCGCCATTTAATTCTGCTTCAAGATCGTTCATGATTTCTTCTAGTTCATCTTGATCTACAACTTCACAGAATACCATGAACATACCACAATCTGACATGCGATATTCAAAGAAAACTGAGTACTGAGAAGAAGGTGCAACTACAACTTCAGCATCATTTGTCATGCCGAGTTTGCCACCAAATTGATTGATTGGCCAAACAACTGAACCTGAATCTCCTTCAAGAATTCCTTGATTTGGAACATAAATGTGAAAGTTAGCGAGAGTCTTTGCTACTCTTTCCATTGCAATGTAAGGTGTAACAAACTTTCGTGCTGTTACACCTGCTAGTAATTGATTAACTTGATCACGAACATCTGAATCATTAATGTCCATTACGCCACTTTTTACGTTGGCGTAAGGCATTGTTTCTTCTTTAATAAATGATTTAAATCTCTTCATAATTAAATACCTGAGAACCAAACGTTATCGCGTGGATCGTCAAGAGTAATTGAACCCATTGCTACCAATGTTTCTGCTACGAATCTACCTGCACGACCACCTAGAACTGCTGTAATAGTTCCGTTTGAAATTGAAGTGCCTGTTGGTCCAATTGTGATAGCAGCAGAATTTGAATAACCTGAGCCACCACTTACAACTGTAAACGAACCAAATGTATTCAATTGTGCATTTGATGAATAAGTTTGTAGAGTGTTTTGTGCATTTGCAGTTGTATAAGAAATATTAGCACCAGTTCCCTGGCCATGTGCTGATATATCTGTAATTCTCAGAAATCCACTTGCATTGATGCCTGATGCGTCCGTTGCAAGAATACCTATAAAAGGTCCTGTTCCGAGTTTCAAACTAACCCAACCAGCATGAGCAGGATGATTAGCAGCACTCGTTGATTCTAGTGTTTCTGTTGGTGATACGCCAGCTACGATACCATAATACTTATCTGTATTTGCCTTAGTTCCGTTAATTACGGAATTAGACGAAGCATTTGTAGTATTTGCATACAAAGGCTTACCGTTACTTGATGGATAGTCTATATTTTTCCAAAGCATTTTTTAAATCTCCTATTTTAATTTATTTATTAATAACCTGAAACTGGTAATTGTTGCGGCTTAGTGTCAATTGTTTCACTTGACTTGCCTGTAGCAGTTTTACCCAGAGCAATTTCTGATTTTTTTTCCATAACTTTTTTTAGAACTTTCTTGTTCATTTCTTCATAAATTCCTGGCGATCTTTTTTGATTGCCCGATCTCTGAAGTGATGTTCTTTGCATCAACTTTTTGCCTGCTAAACTATTTTTTGCCATAGATTTTCTTGGATTATGTTTGCCGCCAAATGCTGTAGCGGTACCCATAACTTCATCAATTTGTTCATCTTCTTCTATATGAGACTTATTAGGACTAGTGGGATCATGTTTACTACCACCAATATCAATTTTTAGTTTTTCTGGAACCGCTTTTTGTTCCGAGAGCAAACCGCGTACAGTTTGCTCTAGTGATACTTTATTAGACATTATTAGCCCTTTATTATATTCTTGATTGTTGTTTCAAGACTTTCACGAAGTCCTGCGCGCGCGGCCGGTTTAGGAGCACGGTTCATAGGATTGTATGGACCTGATACTTTGCCTGCTTGCTGTCTTGCGCGATCTTGTGCAAAGAATGATGATGATGATCTACCACCCCAATCGTCAGATGATGAGTAGTCTGGTGGTGTGGGCGCAGATGGTGCAGTTGCCTGTGGTCTAGCAGACGTTTGTTGTCTAGCCGCAGGACCACTTGTTGGTCTTGAAGGAGGTGTTGGTGCAGCTGGCTTAGGAGCTGCTGCGCGAGCGGGTTCAGGTGGTCCTTCTCTACCCTGCGCTCTTCCGCTACCGCTTGCTGGCGCAATAGGTTTTTCAGGTGTTGCTGCTGGTGGCGCGCCAACAGTAGAACCTGTTCTTGCTCTAAATGCATCACGATCAGCCTTAGTTGCTACAGTTTCAGGCGGTTGATTTGCTTGCACTTGTCCTGTTGATGAGTCAACAGTAGAACCTGTTCTTGCTCTAAATGCATCACGATCAGCCTTAGTTGCTACAGTTTCAGGCGGTTGATTTGTTTGCGGGGGGGCCCTATCTGTCCCGTCTCTTTCGGCAGGAGACATCGGACCGCCCTTATTAGGTGTTTCAGTTGCAGCTGGCTTAGGAGCTGCTGCGCGAGCGGGTTCAGGTGGTCCTTCTCTACCCTGCGCTCTTCCGCTACCGCTTGCTGGCGCAATAGGTTTTTCAGGTGTTGCTGCACCGCCTGCTCCTGGAAGCGGCAGGCGGTGAATATGTTTATCTGCATCAAAACCTTCAACTTCGTCTAATTCCTTCATCTTTTTATCGCCAAGTTTTCTTTTAATTTCTTCCATTACATCATTAAGAGTTATAGACTCTTTCATCTCTTTCTTTTTTTCTGGAAGACCTTTTTCTTTAGTCTTTGCATAATCTCTAACAGACTTCACGGACATTTTTTTTGCTGCTTTTTCAGCCTTCTCACTACCTTCGGCCTTACCCTTCTGAATGGCTCTAACTAGTCCGAAGAAACGATGCTGGGCTTTTGATACTGCCTTTTCATCAAGCTGTGTTTCCTCAGCCATTTGATTAGAACCGGGCGTCTTGCGAGGACCGGTTTCAGCACCAGCGAGCATAGCTTCTTTCATCTGCTTAATTTTATTTGTCAAAGCAGAACGTTCAGCCTGCGATGGACCTGTGCCTGAAGCTTGTGATGCTGTTGATGAAACTACTGGTTTGTTTGTCTTAGTGTCAACTACTGCACCACCCTCGCGAGTCTCTTCACCTTCTTCCTTGACAATTATTGACTTCTTTACTGATCTGGATCCTGAAGGACCTTTTGAACCGGTCTCAGGTGCTGCAAGTTCTGCTTCCTTCATATTCTTTTTACCAGCACGAAGCATTTTAAAATCTTGTGCTGTCAACTTATCTTTTTCTGGCTCATGAACATCTAACTTTTGCTGATTTGGATGCAGAGCTTCATTAATGCGCTGCTCAAGCAATGCATCATAGTTTACTTGATGTTCATGTGGAAGTTGTTTACGTGAATAGATACCAAGTTCTTCACAAAGTTTCTGTTCAATGTCGCGACGGCGAGCATTTTCTTCCATTACTTTTTGTACTGAACTAATTAGTGGGTCATTCTTATTAAACATTGTTATTATCCTTTTAGAGTTTGTTACTTATATTTATTTGAAAACTATTCTTCGCAATTCCAACGTCTAAGCGACATGGCTTTACGTGTTGGTCTGCCTTTTTCATCTTTCATCGGACCCTTCATTCCGCCCATTCTAGCGCAGAATGATTTGCGTCTTTTAGTGGCTTTTGATCCAGGTTTTAGTTTAGAAGGTGGTGTTGTAACGGCTGTCTTAACACCGAAATGTTTTGCACCTTTTGCTGTTAGACCTGCACCACTTTCTGTTGATCTATAAAGACCTTTTGAATCTGCACCGCGTTCATTTAGTTCCTCTTTACTCTGCTTTGCAACAGTTCCCATATCACGACCGCCGAGTGCTTCCCATGCTTCGCGAATTGAAGTAAATGATCTTGGCTTGAAATCCATTTCATTTAATTTTAATGCTGCATCATATATTTTTTGTTCAGCAAGATTACCATAACGCTTAGTAAATCTTTCAATAGTTGATGGCTTTGCTGCCCATTTCTGTACAGATTCTGCCATGCTTGTCATTGGCATAGAGTAACCAGTACCAAGACCATTCGGTGAGCGAACTACACCAAATGTTGGACCAATACCATTATTACCAAATTCATAGCCTAGAGCGGGTGCAGTATCTTCTTTCTTAAGTTTCTTTTTCTTTTCTGAAAGAGGATTTGCAGGTGTTGTTTGTCCTGGTGTGCCTTCTTTATAAGTGCGAGTTAGACTATCCGTACCCCATTCACGATCTGAGGGTTTATTTTCTTCGGCAAAAGTTGCAAATGCTTCATCTACAGGTACACAATTAGGTACTTCTTTGCCGTTTTTATTTTTCTTACCGATCATCTGATAGCCTTTCCAGCAAGGATCATTTTTCATCTTGCGGGCTTCTTCTAATTTATTCATGAATAATTGACCACCTTTACTAAGATGTGTTGCACTTATACCAAACATGCCATCTCCTACGTGCTTTATACCCAAACGCTTTGCCTGCTCTTGTTCAGATGCCGACGGTTGATATGGCTCTGGTTTATTTTTTTGCAAGGTTGATGCGCGAACTGCTTCAACAATATGACCGGTCTTGAATGCGTCTGGATTCTTCTTAGCAAACCAACGCATGATCATACCAGCATGTGCGTTTGCTTCGTTTTCCCATTCGCTACCAGTTGCACCTTCTTGCTTGATATCATTACCAAGTCTACCATCTTCATTCTGCTTATGATGTACCAATTCATGCGCAACTGTACGATAAACATCCATAGGATGTCTGTTCTTAGTTGAAATCACAATACTCTTTGTTGCTGGATTATAACCACCAAACGATGTACCAAGATCGTCTTTAGATAGTTCCATGACTGGCATTGATTTGATGCCTAGTTTCTTAGCTGCAAATTGTGTAAATGTATCAAGCATTGGACCAAACTTTTCATGATTCAGTTCACCAATGTCTGCATGTTCTTTCAGTTGTGATCCTGCTCTGATTTGATTATATACACGCTTAACGTGTTTTTCTGGTGCATCTGGATGATAGGCTTTAAAGCCTTCGTAGTCACCGCTTTTTGCAAGACCAATAACTTTAGTGGCCGATGCTGACTTTTCTAATTCATCACGACTCATTTTTGTTGGATGTTTATCACTATCTTCTCTTTTACCTGCAACTTCATGAACTTTCCATTTCTTGAAATTGAATGCTACTTTACCACTTTTATCTGCTTTGCCATTCCATTGTGACAACGTGCGCTCATATTCAGGTGCACGATCCGAGCCGGCTACAAGATGAATTTCGTCATGGTGCTTATTTAAATGAGAGAGATAATTGAATAGGTTCTTGGTATGATCAGATCCAGATTCAACCGGATGCTGAAACACTGCTTCTGCATGTGATTTTTTTTGAGATGGTGTTAGTGTATCAGATGTGCCCGACAGACCGATATGAAGACGTCCGCCAACTCTATCTGCGACACTTTTTGCTGTATCTATTGCTTTTTTATGTCCCAGAGTTGCGTAACGAACTTTACCATAGAAAGCAACGCCAGGTTTTCTTTGTTCAACCATCAACTTTTCTCTATAAGGATTGCGAAAATCTTATGAACTATTTATACTTTCTGGTTGCTAGAGATGATTTTATCACATTTATGACACATTCAACTACTGGCTTATAATCTATGTTTTTCTGTTCTTTCGCAATCCTCATCAATTCTAGTATGGGTAAATCTACTTTTATAACTTTCATTTTTCTTTTTAAATTAAAATATACGATCCATCTATGATGACCATCTAAAATATAATTATCATTTGATATAATTATTCCAGAATCTTCTCTTAAAGGTTCACTCATCATAAGTCTGACTTTATCCAAATCAAATTCAGACTGTGTGGCTTTCATGCCCTCTGGATTTACTATGATGTTATCATATTTTATATTCTGATTATCCAATGTTTTTAAGAAAGACTTTCTGTCCTTTATTTGAGGCATCAGTAACCTAGAAAATGTCATCCCAATTTTAGGAATTTCAATATTCACTATTTACTCCAATTCTTAGTCGCTGTAAAGTTATTGAAGCTAAAGGTTAGTCTATCAATTAATTTAACTGCGTTACCTTGCAACACATCAATTGCTACAAAACCTTCCGGTGCTGTGACTTTATATCCATTATCGGTTTTCATAAATGTATTTGTCACGCCTTGAACTTGTTCTAATTTACGAACAATCATATTTTTTGCTTCAACTAGCAAGTTTTGTAGATCAAATATCTTCTTTAGTTCATTCTTATTTTGTTTATACCAATTCAGAATTAACGTTTTTTCTTTCTGGCGCTTCAGTCTGGTATCTTCTTTCTTTGCTTCTGCTATAGACTTGTTTAACTTTTCTTCTATTGAAAGAATCAATCCTTGGACATGAGCAGAAGTGTTTGTTATCGCTTGACCTTCTCTAACTTTAGAATTATTCCAAGTCTTGATTTGCAAACGATATGTCTCATTTGTAGCAATCTCGTTTAGAGTTCTGGCTGATATTGTTCTGAATAGGTTGCCAGTTTGTGTTAGGATTGTATTTAAAGTTTTAGTTTCACTATCTGTAAATGTAGCCGTACCAGATGCATCAACGAATGAAGCGTCTCTAAACCATACATCTTTTGTCTGTTTCAATCTACCAATATCTACACCAAACGATGCTTTCATATCTTCTAATGCATCACCAACATATGATGTATGCCAGACAATACCCATCTGCGCACTTAGAATTTGTTTTGCTAGACCCGAATCCACAGGCACTGCATATATAATTGTATTAGGTTGAAATGTGATATAATCTACACCATCAATTGTCTCGCGCTTCAAATCTTCTTTAGTGAACATCATGTCACCTTGAATGACATTTGTAATACCAAGTTGCTTTAGATAACGCAAAGCAATTTTGAGTTTCTTGTTTAGACCTTCTGATGGATGATTAGCATTAATATCTGCATCAGTATAATTCAACTTTGCATTCTTAGCAAATATACCTTTTGTTCCAACAAAGAACTTGCCGTTCTCTGGATTAATGCCCGCAAAGATGGCAGGTGCACCGTCCCATTTTGTTGTTAGATTAACTCTAGGTTTGCCAGTGTGCCCCGCAAGCATGTCTCTAAGCGATAAAAGAAAATTGATAGCGCTGTGAGTGCCTTCTACACCACGATTCAGTGGCTCATCTTCAATATGCTCAAGGTGTACGTTCTTACCTTCTTTTGATTCGGTGATGTATTGTGATAGAGATATCATACTTGTATGCCCATTTTGTCTGTAGCTCTTGTATAACCATTCTTTGAACGCAGATAGACTGGTGCACCAGATTTAACTTTTCTGATATCTTCGGATGATATTACATCCCAGTCTGCTAGACCAGTTCTAGCATCTATAGAAAACTTTACGTAGATCACCTGATTCTCAATAGCATCTGAGAATATATCTGTCATGTTGAATGTGCCGTCTTTCGTTTGTGATTGTATAATCTTCTCACACTCATACATGATCTCATTGACGGTTGGTTTCTTTTTCAACTTTAGGTATGCATTGTTTGAGAAGATTGCGGCGAAAGCCTTCTCATCATAAGAATCTCTGGTGACACTGTTGGCTGCGTTCTCACTCAACATTTTTGGATTAAACTTGGCGACAGCTTTGATTGGACCAGTCAATGCATTGTTATTGGCCAATATTTGCAATAGCTGAAACTCGTTTGTTGTAGACCACTTTCTCAGCTTCTTAGGATTTTTAGATAACAGAGATATGACGTCAGCAGGCTTGACAACGTTTGTGTTTGTGATTGAACCGCTCTTAGCAGATATGGTGTACTGTGTTTCTCCGTCGATGAGAGCATAGTCCATCAAAGGTTCGTTTGGTCTAGAAGGCACATAAATCTTGGCTGAGTTTCTAGACAATAATATGTTCTTACTTCTTAAAAGTCCTAGTTGTAGTATAGCTACGGGTCCTAGAACTTCACCAAAATCTTTGTTGATGTCGTTTAGTGGTAGGCTATCGCTCGCACCTTTGTATATCTTTGTCACAGCTTGTGTAGATGAGTTTGTTCCAGAATAGTGTTTGAACAAAGCCTCCAGATACGATCTGACAGGTCCAGATAAGTCTTTTCTTTCGCTTATAGATGTTAAAACTGTGGTCTTATATGTTGAGAAAGAGTATTTGGTTTCACCAACATTGAATGCTTGAGGTTTCAATGAGGCGGCACCAGATGACTTGACATTTGGTTTGACTATGTTGTCAAAGATTACTCGTCCGCTCAACTTCTTTCTGTTGATCGTACATTCTATAAGAGCTTTAGATTCATACTTTTTAGTGGCAAAATATGTGACAGGAGTACCAGCAGGAACATTTGCTATCTTTTTAGTTCCATTTTCGGCATCATACATAGCACTGTCTTTCTTCATGACAGTTTGTATATCACCCTTACCTTGATAGTACTTAGTCCAAGCGGCTTGACCTGTTGATGCCATTTACGATAGTGTCCTATTTTTCTTATATTTATCAAACATAAAAAAAGCCGCCCGAAGGCGGCTTTGATATAGATCATATGAAACTTTAGACTTTCTGTCCCGCCGTGGCCTTGAGCATCCAGCGGTGCTTGGAGTGGGCTGTGAGACGATCTTGAAGGAAGTTAGAAAGTGCAAATTCGTTTTCGTTTTCCGCCATAGTATATGCTTCTGTTACACATTTCATAACAGAATCATTTGCATCAATGAGATTGGTTACCATCTTAGCAGCAGGAGGAATCTTTTCGTCTTCCTTAATATCTGCAAGCTGGATCATACGCGCTAGAGTGCCTTGAGGAAAAGAATTTATAGAACGAATTTGTTCTGCAATATCATCAACCGCACCATGAAGTTCTTCATATAGACTGCCAAAGAAACCGTGTAACTGAGGAAAATCAGATCCAATAACGTTCCAATGATATCCATGTGTTTTCATATACATAACAAAAGTATTTGCTAGACATTTTTTTGTCTTATTAATCAATTCATCTGACGCCATTATTGTGACTCCTTATCTTCTTCTATATTTATAGCATCCCATTTTTGTAAAGGACATGAAACGTATGGAAGAAATGCTTTGTAAGACATGAAACAACCACACTTATAACACTTGGTTGTTTCAACATTAAATTCTGGGCAAGACTTACATACTTTTAGCCTTTCATCGGCTATTTTCTTTCGTCTTGTCCATATTGTATCAAGAATTGGAATCATGATGGCACATCGTTGAGGACTCGAACCCCACTCCTCGGTTTTGGAGACCGAAGCATCGCCCCTAAATGCTTACGATGCATTGTCATATTTAGTAATCTCCTGATGATCCACCACCAACTGCTGATAGAACAACAAATCCCGCAACAGCAATACCAACGATTGTACTAGTCTTCATGTTTTTTTCTCTAGTGGGTTGCTAACTGAATTTCTCAGTTGTATATATTATAGTTATTTCTTTTGAGGATGTCAAGTATTATTTTTTAAAGAAAAAGGTGTGCAGCATATCCGACTGCACACCCCGTGGTCTGGTTTAGAGATTCACAGTCTCTGTCAGATGACATCACTTTCGGGTAGTTCCAACATGACGAGCATGGGAACTCTAGTCACTTGTTTTTAGACATATAAACATAAGTTTCAATCAGACGGTTTACCATTAACCTAATCCCTCATCAAAGATATACCGCGATACATCTGTGGAGAGGGATGAGGGAATCGAACCCCCATCGTCTGTTAGATAATTGTCTATATGCTCAAGAACCCTATAGTGTTTGTTAAACTTCTGGGCTAAACGATAAACGGACATCTGCAATTGCAGATGGAGTAGTTCCGCATTTTAGTTTGATTAAGAGTTTAACGACGAACTATGTACCCCCTCAGGTACGCCCAATATTGGGTGGGAAATTTCCCACCCAAACTCTTACTTCTTGATATCACCAAGAAGAAACTTAGTAATAGCAGGACCAATCTTAGTCTTGTCTGCATCAACGTTGTTGGCGCGTTGACGTGCCTGCTTAACAGCCTTCAAGAGAGAATCTAGACGACCTAGAACCTCTGCCTTCTGTGCAGAAGTTACCATACCGTTATAGGTATCTTTGGTAATCTTTGCAACAGGAACGTCTTCAAAGACTTCCTTAACCTGAGCAGGATGCTCCTTGGTCGCTTCATAAAGAACAACCGCCTTAGCAGTCTTCTTAGTCTGGAAAGTAACAACAGGTTCCTTTGTCTTCCAAAGGTTCTCAGCAGCATCCCATTCCCACATAATACCCGAAGGTAGAGTAGGAACAGCAATGAAAACCTTCCGCAAGTCTTGCAACTTTGTTTCAAGTGCCAGAAGTGTGGTTGCTGGTACATCCGCAGCAACTACAGTACCATCGTCAAGAGCAATGTCGGCGACAGCCTTCTGGTTTGTCTTGTCCTTCTGAATAATAACATCTAGATACTTTTCTGCTGCACCAGAAAACCAATTTAGACGCTCACCAACTGTAGTGGTAATGTCCTTTGTTTCAGAAACGTTGAGCCTCTGGTCTTCTTCAGCGAAGAAAGTCTTTTGTGCTACCTGCTTCTGGAAATGATCTGGTCGTGCTAGTACCTTTAGTGTCTCTTCTAGATCGCGCTGGAAGTTTGCAGTTACCGCCGATTCAACTGCGAGAAGTTCATGCATCTTAGCCATAATATAATCTCCGGGCTTGTGTTCGTTTCAATTTCTCAGTTGTATATATTACAGTTATTTCTTTTGAGGATGTCAAGTGTTATTTTTTGGCGGAGCGTATAGGAATCGAACCTATTCAACCTTTAGGGGTTGTACGGTTTAGCAAACCGCTGCATTACCAGCCTGCCCACGCTCCATTGTTATTATCTTGAGAACATAATGCTAATGACGGATAGAAGTATAGCGAAGATGCCTATTCCTACTATTATTTCTATCTCGTCATTATACTGTTTATTTTTCATGCTGCGTCCAGAACTTCCTTGAGTCTGTCTGCCGCATAAGATGCTGCGAATGCATTTGGCTTTACCATTGGTATCACATTACATACACCACGAACATAACCAATAGCCTGCTGCACAACGCAAGAAGAACCATGCATTAAGTCTGGGTTAATGTCCAAGTGCACCTCAACGTGACGATCACCAATTGCTTCCGCTAGATCAAGATACATCTGCGATGCACGATAGACTTCATTCATCAGACGCATTGCAGGACGATCATGACGATTATCAAAATCTCGTTCAGTGTCTACCTGGCCGAAAATCTTGCAGCCACGTGAACTATCCATGTGAACGACAATAGCCACAGTATAGTCTGCATACCATGCATCATCTTTACCACGATAACGTTCTGAGTCTGCACCAATATAAATTGATGTTGTATCGGAACTGTTCATGATGAACTGTCTAACTTCGTCTAGATCAAGCTTCTTTCTCATTTTACTTCTCTCAAGTTTTTTATATACTCAACTACCATTTCGAATTCTGGTCCATTGAAGCGATGCTTTGCTTTCACATATTCAACATTTGCGGGTCCAAAATTTACATTACTAAAGTCTATAACCTCATCTTCTGTGCCGATGAAAACCTTATCATCAGTGCAAAAGAAAATTGGATTTAGGTAGTTATTCAAAACACTTTCTTCAATTCCATACTTAGCCAAACTTGTTTTTGGGTTTATTGCAGGATTGATTAGAACGGCATATGCTGCATAAATATCAGCCAACTTTGAAGCATACCAAGCGCCAAGAGATGTGCCAACAAATACCAACATAAAATCTTCATTCATTTTGGAAATGAGAAGATCATCTATCTTTTGTTCAAGATCATTCAAGGATACTTCAGGATCAATATTGATATCCCAAGCAAACACTTCACCAGCCGCAGTCAGACGCTTTACCTTGTCGCTCTGGGCCGAGGAATTATATCCATGACAATATATGATTACCTTTTTCATCGCCTCTCACTATCTTACATGTATTATAGATCATTTTATTTAGAAAGTCAATCTTTTTTTGGGTATCCCATGAGAGTCTTTACGTGTTTTTCTTTTCCAATCTGACGCTCATATTTTTCTGGATCAATTTCCCTCACATCTGATTTTCCAGTCAGTTCTTTTGCTCTACTGGAAGGAATAACAGGATAACCCATTTTACGTCTGATGTGTTCCACTGCTCCAGATACTTCGCCCCAGGAACGCTCTTTCTTTTTATCATCTGACATAATCTGGCGTACATCTTTCTTTCCCTGATCTGTTCCGTCATGTCCCATAGCAATTGATTTACGACCATGAGATTTTTTGTACAGATTTACAGCAGTGATACGTCCATCTCGTCTAATTGCTTTGATCGCTGAATTGCTAATATCATTATGAATTGCATCACTTTCTTCCTTGCTGCCGTGACTTAATCCGGCATATCCTCCCTCAACATTAGAATATGATTTGCGAATAACATCATGCATATCTGCACGATACTTTTCACGAAATTTTTCATGTTTAGGATTTAAACCTATTGAGAGAACTTTTTCTTCTAGAAATTGTTTGAATCTTAGCATAAATGTCACCTTTCAGATGATATTTATACTTATTTATACTAAAACGACAACAATGCAACTAATGGTCCTAACTCTAGGTTACGATCCTAGGCTTCCGTGGCCACAACACAGCGTGCTACCATTAACACCAAGTTAGGAAATAACTACCAGATAAACAGTGCGCTAAAAATGATGGCTATGATAGGAATCCAAAAGATGATAGATATTGTGGCAGCAATATCAAACGCACTCTTAGCCCTCTTGAAGATTTTAGATTCAGTGTACTTATTCATGATTACTTTCTTTCATTAAGATGGTGCCTATGGAGGGACTCGAACCCCCAACATTCGGAGTTTGAAGCCGACGCCTCTACCAGTTGGACTACATAGGCATTGTTTGTTTAAATTGGATATTAGATTTCTTCTCTAAGAATTCTAGTAATTCTTTTTGAAATTCTACGGACTGTTCGGGTAAAGTAATTCTAACTAGATACACCACTTCATGAACTGGTGTAGTAGGTGATTGAAAAATTTTCTCAACTTCTATGATACATTCAGACATATTGTATCCTTATAATACATAAAATGGTGCGCGAGGTGAGACTCGAACTCACACTGTACAGTTTCTAAGACTGTTGCCTCCTGCCATTGGGCTACCCGCGCTTTTTCTTTCTCCACGTATCTGTGAATGAATGACAATTAGGACACAAACCTCTAAGATTTGTTCTGACATTGTTGATCTTGTTTCCATCTATATGATCAACTTCTAACTTGATCTTTTGGATTAGGCATGTTTATCAGTGGAGATAAACATATTTATAATTTCAAGCACCTCTACCAATTGGGCTACTAGAGCAATAATGGTGCCTCGTCAGAGAATCGAACTCCGTCAATGGCGCGGTGTAAACGCGCAGCCGTCCCATCTGGCGCACGAGGCGAAACTGTTGTGGGCTAACCGTGGACCCACGCGAGCTTATTAAGTAGCCACCCTTATAGGATTCGGAATCTTGCGTCCTGCACATCATAGGTGATTTTATCGGTTTTACCAGCAGTTCAACATTCAGCGGGTTCCCTATTTACACCGCTTAGATTCCGAAACTTGGTGGAGGATATCGGACTCGAACCGATCTCAGATTCCTTGCAAAGGATTCGTGCTTGCCCTGAGCATCCCCCGAAACTATTACTTTAAACCCTGCTCGACAAGCCACTTGATTGCTTCAATATCATCAGGTTCTAAAGATTCGTTCTTTAGAATTTCTGCAATGCGTTCAAGTATATCCTTGCACCACACATAGTCAGCATGTAACTTTGCATAATCTTCGTTGCTTGCAGTCATTTCAGTTTCCATAATAATTGATCAATCCTACGATATATATTGTAGCAACAATTATCTGAATTGTCAAGAGCGACCACTTACGCCACATCCACCCAACAATTAGCCATCCAAGATTACCTGCTAGAGAAAACCAGATGCCAAGTGGATAGATATTAAACGCAACGAGTGCTACGCCTACGATTAAGATTGCTGTCGCGCCCCATTCTGCTATCCACTCTTTTGTTACTATCTGCGATAATCTTTCCAAGTTCATCACCATACTGTTTCATAAATTTATCTACAAGGTTTTTCATGTAAGGTGAGTTATCATCTTCCATAATCTCTCTAAGAGAGACTTTCTCGGTCTTCATACCTGTCTCGTAATGTAATTTATTCTTACATGAATTGCATCGAAATACTTCTTGACAGTCTCAATAACAGCATTATGATCAAACTCTTTGCAAGAAAATACATCAAGATAGATTACATTCTCAGCATTTACGAAATGGGCGCAAATGTTCGAAGTCTCAATCAGTTGCACCAAAGTAAAACCAGCCTTGTCATCTTTACCAAAATGAACAATCTGAGGTTCACCATATGCTACCATCTTAATCTTTTCTACCAACTCTTTGGTAAAATTATACACCGTGTCATAATCACGAATTGCATACTCATTGCAATGAGAGCAATCCAACATTAAATGATAACCCCAGTACTTTGCCATTTCTTTAAATCCTACTCTGTAAGCAGTTGACGATTACCATTGCCGATATAAAATTCACCAATATATTCTACGAAGTTTTCAGCAAGAGATTCAGCATAGTGGATGCTATGATTTGATAGATCACGAACATCGACTAAAACATTGTTTTCATACAATCTAACAACAAAGCCACTATCTTCTTTATGTATAATTGCTTTGCGCCGATTTTGACTATATGTACTTATAATCATGTTTAACCTCATTTACAAAATGGCGGAGTGATGGCGGAATCGAACCCCTGGCCCGAAGGCTCCAACCGCTTTCAAGGCGGTGCTAGTATCCCCGACTAGATATGCACTCCATTATAATGGTGCTGACAGAGAGACTCGAACTCCCAACCTGACGCTTACAAGGCGACTGCTCTACCAATTAAAGCTATGTCAGCATTATTCTATTTAGATACGGTCAAACAACCTATTGTTATTCTCACCATTAGGCTTGCCATCAGGCCAAAGATTAACACCTGTAGACCTATCGACACAATTTGCAATCTCTGTTAATGCGCGAGTGGAACCTTCAAGTGATACTTCTGCATTTTGAATTGAACCGGGCATTACAAAGATCATCTTATTACCATTTGAGAATAATGGTAAAAAAGTTTCCTTCTTTATATTGCGAATAACAATAGTGTTTTTATTGAGAAGATTATACTGAAAATTTAATCCATTAATAATGCTTCCATACTTTTCAAAATTGATACGCACATTATAAATGCCAGGCGCGTCAGTGACGTTCCATGTATTATTCCTTACAAAGATATAAAGTTCGCCGTCATCAAGATCGCGAATTAACTGGAATTTAGAACCATCGCGCCAAGTAACTTCTGCATAGCAAGCAGGATTATTTCGCGGATTTGTTTCGCCCGCTACACCATAGACCATGAAAGGTCCGGACCGAACATCAAATGAAAAAAATGATTCTCCCGCATATGCAGAAGTAGCAAACATAGCCAAAGAAACAATAGCAGCCTTAAACTTCATTCTCTTCACTCCTTGACAATTCGCAGCACGAACTTTTCGCCTGTAACTGTTTTTATTTCACGATCAATGATTATTGATCCATCTGGTCTTGTATATATGAAGCGGACTTTGTTGACATTGTTTGGAACAATCCACTCTGCCTCATCTATTATTTGTATTTTAGCAGCGTATGCTAAGGAAGTCAAGAACAAAATCATGATCAAAGATTTATAAATTGTTCTTAGCATTTTCTTTCCTTTTTGTTATGGAGGGGAAGACGAGACTCGAACTCGCATTCGTAGGTTTTGCAGACCCTGCCGTAACCAATTCCGGCGCACTTCCCCGTTATTATTTAACAGCAAATAAAGTTCTTATAATCTCTTTGTCAATTTCTCTACGAATTTCCAAAGCAAGAAGATCAAATAAATCCTTCTTCTTTTTATCAAGATACTTAGACTTACGTTTTTTCCAAGATGGCCTACGTCTTGCTTTATGAGCCATGATATATCCTTAGATTGGCTGGGGATCAAGGACTTGAACCTCGGACATCAGGAATCAGAATCCTGCGTTCTACCAACTGAACTAATCCCCAATGATGGCGCACCTAAAGGGAATCGAGCCCTCCTCACCCGTTAGACAGACGGGTCGCCTCACCAGATGCGTATAGGTGCATTATTTGAATTTGGTTGCGTTGCCGCCGAGTTGCACGACGTTCCTTGAGTTATGAGCCCAAGAGGATACTGACCCCCCGCCCGCAATGATTCATAGGTCTTACAGATTACTCATCCCGCCTTTGTTTTATGGAGCGACCAGTCGGAATCGAACCGACGATTTCTGGTTGGAAGCCAGATGTGTTACCTCTAGCACTATGATCGCATTGAATGGAGCGGGTAGTCGGGAACGATCCGACTTCTGAGCGTTGGCAACGCGCCGTAATACCTTTATACGATACCCGCAAACTGTATATTATATAGTTGAGTCGCCCGCACAGATATTGGGCGCAAATGACATAGAATTGTGACTTAGTGTCTTAACAGTGGCCACTATATGAGACGATAAGTACCTATGATCATCCTAGGCTATGGAGCGTCAGGTAGGACTCGAACCCACATCTTCCTTTCCAGTTACGTTACTCTCCGTTCGTAGCGGAGGCCGATACTGACGCAAATTGGCTGGCGCAGAAGGGCTTGAACCTTCAACCTACGGTTTCAAAGACCGTCGCTCTACCGATTGAGCTATGCGCCAATGGTGCTTCCCCACAGAATCGAACTGCATCCTCTCCGTCTTCAGCGGAGCGCGCACACCAGTTACGCCAGAGAAGCATATTTTGGTCCGTGTGGAGAGAATCGAACTCCCGACCCTCTGCTCCCAAAGCAGATGCGCTACCAGGCTGCGCTACACACGGATTGTTACTTAATTCTTAATTCCTCAATGTTGATTGGCTTGTAGCCAGTTTTCTCAACGCATACATTATAATACTTGGAAAATGTCTCGTTGTCAAGAGTAATTTTTTCATCTGAAACATCAACATCGTGAGTGTGCCCATGAAGATTACGACATGCTTTTAACTCAAAAGCAGACGGATGAACTGCCATATGACTTAGAAACAAACCAAATTCTGGGAACGCACGCCAAATCATGATCTTTTCAAACATTTTTGTCAAAACAACATTCTTAACATTATCATGATTTCCTATAATCAGCCGCTTACGACCATTTAATTTTGACGACCATGAACTATCTCTACCAAAATAAACGTCTCCAAGATGATAAATGATATCATCATCCTTGACAACACTATTCCAGTTTTCAACTAGTGCTTCGTTCATTTCTTTAGCATTTGCAAATGGACGATTGCAATACTTGATAATGTTTTCATGATTAAAGTGTGTGTCGGATATAATCCAAATATTTTTCATTGTCTTTCTCTTTGTGTGTTTGGTGCCTGCGGATGGAATCAAACCACCTACCTTGCGCTTATGAGACGCAGGTTCTATCAATGAACTACACAGGCATATTTTTATTGATAATAGACTGTCTAATTTTTTCTTTCGTTTCTTCACTCATCTTTCTTCCTAGATTAGGTGGAATTTGAGTTTTTCTTTTCTCTCGTATCTTTTCTTTTGTTTCTTCGGACATAGGCTTTTGACTTCTATTTTTTCAAAATAGATTACCTTTTTTGAAAAAAAACTTTGGTAGACCCCGAGAATTACGATATCTCGACCTACCGCTTAAGAGGCGGTTGCTCTTCCTCTGAGCTAGGGGTCCGTTTATTCATCCGCGTCTTTTATAGTGGCTAGTTTATCGCAGCCCCACTACTGGTACACACAAGAAACAGACCATGGACACCGTTTCTATAGCACTCCAGCAACTGTATTCCATACACCTTATCGGTTCAGCCCATTGATCTGAAGAGGTAAGCAATCCGATATTAACCAGCGTTCTCCTCATGTTACTCTGGCCCAGGTCTCTCCTGCGTATCTAGAAAGCAGGATAAAATGGTGCGGTAGAAGGGACTCGAACCCTCATTGCACAGATTGAAAGTCTGTTTTCCTAGTCCAATTAGAAGACTACCGCATATTGTTATCGGTGCATCGGACGTTTCATAGTACCGACATTACGCATTCTAGTAAGTTCTATCCATCATATACATTACATATATGGGAGACCGCTTCTGGACCACCGAGCCTCGTGATTGCCATTTATACAAAAGAGGAGAAGTGAGGACTTGAACCTCAACTTAAGCATCCGCAAAATGCTTTGTTCCTATTTGCGGATTTGGAACGAAGCGCGCCTATTCCGCCTTCTCCCCTTTTGAATAATTGGTGCAAGCGGAAGGTAACGCTCCTTCTACCACAGAGTTATCAGCTCTGGCCCTCGCTTCTCGGACTCACTTGCGCATATTGGAGGACTGGGTGGGACTCGAACCCACGATGTTGTATAGCAGATTAAAAGTCTGCGCCGTTCGCCACTACGGTAACCAGTCCCTTTACGTGGCTTACGACTTAACACAGACTATATCCTTCGACCTTCGTCTTTGGCTATACACATCAAATTTGGCTCCCAAGATAGGACTCGAACCTATAGCGGCGTGATTAACAGTCACGTGCCTGTACCAATCAGGCTCCTTGGGAATATTTTTGGTGGGGAATGGACGGAATCGAACCTCTTGCCTATAAGGAAGACGTTTACAGCGTCCCGACGGCACCAGCCAGTCCTTACTTGCACTCCCCAAACTTTAATTCACTTTACATTTTGTATTCTACATCAGGATTGTTTGTTTGTCAACTCTATCTAAGGCACACTGTAGATTTTTCTACGAACGGGCTAAATTTAACTAGTATAGCCTCGTAAGTCTTCCCAGACTGATTTGTTAACAGTGTGCCCAAGATAAGGTGCGAGAGACTTTTGCACAAGTCTTCTCGCCATTGCTATCGCGGTGCAATGCGTCCGGTTTCTCTAAAGCCGGAAAAAGTTGCATTTAATTGTCAAACAGCGGATATAAAAAAACCCTAGACTTTCATCTAGGGTTCTTGAACTTAGTATGTAGACCTAAGAGTATCTACATTCTCACAAGAACCCATGAACTACCAATACCATAGCATGGTCGTTCAGATTTCGTATTCATATTTTGGAAGTAATGTTTTGTATTCATGTTTATATTTATATCACCTTTTTGCAGGATTGTCAAGAGACTGAAAATATTTTTCTACTTTTTGCAGAGAAATTACATTTTCAGTTGGCGCATTCTTGATACGCTTTGAGTATTCAGTGAGGGCTTCAGCATAAGAATCAAATGTTCCCTTGAACTTGACGCGATTGCCCACCTCTTCAGTTACAACAAAGACATATTCTGCCACTTCTAGCATTTGTTACCTCGTCTTATTCTTTATACAATATAACACAATTATACTGGAACGTCAAGTGTGCTATATTGTCGCAGTGTTGGTAGGAGTGCAGTGATTTGAACACTGTGGAAAACGGTAATCTGCCGCTAAAAGTTTATAAGACTTTCCCCTGTACCAACAGCCACTCCCAAAATAGTGAAGGTTCCGATATCCCCCATCGTCACCTACATCCGTTGAGTGTTGAATTGGACTTCAACATTTTTTGCCTCTGGTGCGCGAGGAGAGAATCGAACTCCCACTAAGACCGTTATGAGCGGCCGGCTTCACCATTAAGCTACTCGCGCAATATGGTACCTGCGGTCAGATTCGAACTGACGCTTTGGGGATTTTAAGTCCCCTGCCTCTGCCGCTGGGCTACGCAGGCATTATTTGTTATTCTGTCTTTTCTTTCTTACCCTTTGGATCAGCCCAATGTGCGCGAGGATCACCCCACACTTCATTAGCCTTTTGACGCTTATAGGGCATGTTCTTCTGCCCTGTCTCAAAAGTTACCCACGGATTTTTACCGCTCTTCCATGCATCAATCTTATTCATGATCTTATTCGTCATCATATTCTCCAAAGTTTAACCTATCTAAACTGGCACCCCCGACAGGACTTGAACCTGCATTATTCCAGTTATGCACCTATCGTTTAGAAGACGCGGCCATTACGGGGGTAAAGTTTTCTATTTCTTCTATACTACATAGAATGTGTAGATTTGTCAACTGTTCTTTTAGACATTCTATCTTTTCACTTTGAACTTTATATGCTATTGGATTTTTAGGATCCAAATATAGATCATATTCAGGTAAATAGAAGTCAGGAAAGTAGTTGTGTATATTTCCGCCTTTATCTATCCATTTTATAGGATTAGGTCTAATCCATTTTATGTTTTGTTCATCAAGTCGTTGGGCTAGATATAATTCCCATGTAGAATCTAACAGAATGCCATTATATTCTATATCTTTACGTTTCAATCTTCTATGGTCTGAAGATAATGCCTTTTGTTTCAATATTTTTTTAGTTTCGTTAGAATGATTTTTACCTGTCATTCCTTTTGAAAACTTATTCTTTTTTTCCCATTTGATTCCTTTATTCCAAGGAACTTGGACATTTGATCGTTTTGTGTCCAACATTTTTTGTCTATTGATTTCTCTTTTCGGATTTTCCACACACCAACGAATGTGTGCCGAAGAGACATTTTCGTTTTTACAATATTTACATATAATCATAGGAAGTTCCTTTCTTGTATTTATGCAGGAACTCCCCTCGGCTACGCACGGATATTGTTATATATTAGTCTATTTAGATCAAAATGTCAAGACTTAGAAAGATTCTTTTCGTCCGTCTGCATAATGGATAATTACTGAAGGAATCGTCCAGCTAGACTTATAATACTCCGATGCTGGTTCACCATAGATCATAGGTGTATCAGTACCTTCGTTGTCCCAAGGCTCACACCAGCGATCACCGCAGCATGGGCAATCAATTCCCTTCTCAACACCGTCAAAGTAGATGCCAATATTTTCGGCTCTTGCGATGGCGTGTTCAACATTCAGTGCTTCAATAATAACGCGGTGACAAACGTTTTCGTCAACGTCAAAGTGACCACCGGAGTTATTCTGATTAAACGTATAGAAAGTCATCATTCATCTCCAAAAGTTTCGTCCCATTCTTGGGAAGTGATGCCAGTCATGATAAACTCCCGTTCATCCGCATTCAACATTGGGAATGCATTCTGAATTAGAGTACCATTCTGCCACATTTCATATCGTTTGTCAAACTCTTCCTCAGATACATTAAATGTCATGGTATTGACATTACCAGAGAAAGGTGAACGACGGGTAAGAGTAACCATAGTGTTCATCATTATCTCCAAGTGTTTCGATCTAGCATTTCCTGATCGGTAAAACTACCACCCTGCCGATCAACATAGCCTTCCCAAGATTTCTTATCCAGCTTCGTTTCAAGCTCCTTGATCTTAGCTTGAAGTCCTTCAATATAAGACACGACCAATTCGGCTACCCGACCATGCCCATAAAGGTCGCCGTAGATATCGGCGTGGACATCTTCCTCAATCAGCCGCATAACATCATAACGATCCATTTTACTTCTCCAGAATGTAAGGCTTGTTCCAGTTGCCTACGTTAACGTCAACATACCAACCAACGTCAAAGTAATCCGTCTGGGAATCCGAATTGTCATGATTGCCGACATTCATCGCAGCAAGGATTTCATCCAGAAACTTCCGAATGACCTTATTGCTGAAATGTTCCTTGTACCAATATGGGTTGATATCAAGCGAGGTCGTTGCAGGCGAACCGAGCCGAAAGCCGCCAGGCTGACTGCCGACAGTTTCGTTATAGTCCTTAATAAAGTCCAGCGAACCAGACTTGATATTGAGGACCAGCGTCATATGATTCCTGACGGCAATGGTACCTTTGACGCCGTAACGCTTAAGGATACTCTTGATTGCGGGAGCAAGCTTTGCCTTACGCTCTTGGTTCATATAAGCCATGATTAGCCTTCCATTGCAGCGATGAAGATTACAGACAGGGTAAGGATCAGAATGACCAGACGAAAGGCCATTGCTTCCACATCTTTGGTTGTGAGCATTTTATTCCTCATCATACGAATATATGGTAACGATATATTCATCACCGTATGTGCGGCGGAAGTCATTATATGCACCGACCGCGTCCTCACGATTATCGTGGGTGGAACAGTGAATATATTCTCCGTCGCGGATGACATCAACGTACCACATGCTAACCTCCTTTTTCATCATGTAAGCATTATAGCAGGATGCTGGAAGAAGTAAATGCGACAGGATGTCGCAGGGCTAAGTGACTGATTTTGCTAGACTTCTGGAATCTAAACGAAATCAGTCACTTAGCCATCATGAAAATATGCGCCGGAAACGCTGGTTTATGTCTTCTCCAGGAAGTGTAACCGAAATAAGCATAAAGGCTGGGGTAAAGCCGTCAAAAGCCCCGCCCTTCTCCATGAACTTCGCGGTTTCCTTGGCATCATCCTCAAAATAAAATGTCCGAATAACCTGATTTGATTGCTTTTCATACACATTCCAGAAATAGTCATCTGCAATGTGTGTCGCTTCAACACTGTATTTTTTCATTACTTGTTGCTCCTGATTCTAAGTTGTAGTGTATATGTGCAACAGTTACGGAAACAATCTTCTTCACGAACTATATCTTTGGTAAATTTTTTTACGACCTCTGATGCTATTCCTTGCGCTAGACTTTCTTCTACATATTGTTTAATATAAGAAACATTCTTTACATGATCAAGTTCTTGTTTACTCACAGTAAATCTGGCGGCTATAAGATTATCGTCCAAATGTGCTCTATATGTTGTAATACTATTTTGATCAAAAGAAGTGAAAGGATTTTTCATTTCAGGCTTTTCATTTTTTTCTTTCACAACAAAGTATCCGCGTTCTTTAAGATAGTCCAAACAAAACTTTACTCTATCGGAAGCCATTTCAAATTTTTTTGCTTCTAATTGCTTTTCAAAGGAATCAATCATATCAAACCTTCAATCTTCTAAATTTATCTCTGGTATTTGTTTCCGACTTATCAAATACAGGTTCGTCTTGTCCAGAATCGCTAATATCTACTTGTGCTGATTGTTCAACATCATACAATTTCATCTTTGATCTGTCAATACCTATTGCAAATCTTTTATTGACTGTAGGATCGTTATATCTGTTCTTTAGTTGTTTGACAATAATCTGTCCCAAGGCTTCCAGATTTTCATTTGTCTGGAGTGCAAACATAAAATCGGCTGTTGCAGGAAGACCAAATGATTCAGAAGTATCTGTTAGTTCAATATCAGAAGATGAATAACCTTGTCTCGTTGTCTGTGTTGCTGTAACAAGTGGAATGTTATATTCAACTGCCATTCCACGAAGTTCTTCTGCAATACTCTTGACATAAGTGTAAGAGTTAACACCACCTCCTGGTTTGATGCGTGCGGACATACAGATATTCAGATAGTCAATAAAGATAATATCTGGCTTGAATGACTTCTTCAAATTCAATTCGTTCAGTAATGACTTGAAGTGGATCGTTGAAGCACCAGCAGTTGGATATTCTTTAATGATAAGTTTACCGTCTGTCTTTTTCTTTAGACGATTGGCCTTCTGTTCATAAAGTTCCTTTGGAAGAGCAAGCAAATCTTCAAACGTAATGTTCATTAAATTGGCGTCAATGCGTTTTGCAACTTCTTCTTCGGCCAATTCTAAAGTGATATACAGAACATTCTTGCCAATGTTTAGACAAGATGCTGCGACATGACACATGAACAAAGATTTGCCCACACCAGTACCTGCGAGAGCAACGTTTAAAGTTTTCTTTGGCAGTCCATTCTTAGTAATCTTATTGAAAAATTCTAGATCAAATGGAATTTTTTCTTCAACTCTATGATAGTACTCATACCTTTCATTAAACTCTTCAAGATAGTCATGACCAACATTAGGATCAAAAGATATTGCAAGCGCATCTGAAAGAAGTTGTGGAATGGCTCCCTTTGTGAGAGAGCCATTCTTGTTATTCATGATTTCAATTGAAGTACTGATTGCATGATAGATTGCTTTTTCCTGACAGAACTTTTCGGTATTATCTACCAGCCAGTCTAAGTTAGTATCAATCTTATCAGTGTTCAATTCCTCAATTGTCTTGATAATTGATTTTGCTTGTTCTTCAGTGAGAGAACCGAGATTATCAACTTCAATTATTAAAGCATCTGATGTAGGTAGATTGTTATATTTTAGAACAAAGTCATTTATCTCTTTGAATAATACACGATCTTCTGCAATAGTGAAATACTCATTCTTGATGAATGGAAGAACTTTACGAAGATAGGTTTCGTTCCTCATTAAATTTTTCAGAATCATTTTCTCTATTTGCATACTGTTGTGTCTCCAATGATTCAAGTATTAAATGATTAAGTAAAATGCCTAGATGTTGTGAGAATCTGGTATCTTTGCGCAATTGTGTCTCTGTGTGATTACCCATTTCAATCAATTCATATTGATATTGAAGAACTGCCTCGTTTTCTTCTTTTTCGCGCACAGAAACTCTAACATAACGAAATATAACATTCTTATAAGGTCCTGTCAATATTTCTATTGCAACAGTGTCACCAGATTCTGGCTTTGTTAGGTCATCTCTAAATCTAAAATCATTAACTCCAATCATTGTTCATCTTCCTTCTGTATTTCTGCACCATAAATAAATTCACTCTTACATCCGTCATCAATTCTGTCTAGAATTTCTTTAGTGAAAAATTTCTCAGGATTCTTTTTGATTGTGGATTCAAACTGCTTACTACCATCAGGAAATTCATACTTGGTAGAAACCTTTTTAACGATACCAAACTGTTCTGCAAGATCAAGAATGCCATAATATGGATCAAGACCAGTAGCATAGTTTAGCCAAGTTTCAACTTTCTTGTCTTCAATAGTTAATCTTGCTTTCTTGGTATGTGCAGTAATGACTGCGCCGGTGCGTCCATCATCATCATCTAACATCTTATCCTTTTTCTTTGAAAGGAAGATAATTGTAGAAGCCGCATATTCTAATCCAGAACCACCGCCCATTTTCTTGGTAGGAACATATGCACCAACTTGATCGTAAACGTGATTAGTTACAATCAGAGCAACCTTAGCCTTACCTAGTTTTAGGGTGAGAACGCGAAATGCGCCACGAATAAGTTGTGCGCGTGTCATATCTCGCGTATCCTTACCGTCTGCAATGTCTTGCATTTCTTTTTCAGTTGAAAGATTACCGAGTGAGTCTAGAACAAAAATCATAGGCTTACGCTCTTTCTGTTCCATATACTTATCAAGTATTTTTACAGCCTGTGTGCGAAATTCTTGAATAGTTGCAACTGGCATGATGGCAATACGACGAGTATCAATACCACGATCTGCTAACATAGACTTAGATATTGCAGACTCAGATTCAAAGTAGAATACAAATCCCTCAGGATTATCTTTTAGAAACTGGCGACAAATATTGATTGCATAAAATGTCTTACCAGTTGATGGTTCACCAGCAAACGCTGTTACTTTATTGGCAGGAATACCGCCATAAAGCGATCCAGAAAGAAGAGCATTAAGAGAATAACTACCGGTATTGATAAGCCCAGTAACGTCACCAGATTCAATACCATCTTCCGCAATTGAAGCATACTCATTACCTGTCTCTTTAATTAGAGTTGAAAAAATATCCATATAAGTTTCTCCTTATTAACCCAACCTTACAATGTCGTCCTCTTCGCACACTGTGCCGCACTGGACTTCTATTATGATTAGTTGAATGTTTGATGTGTTAGTGATTTTATGTATTGCCTTAATTGGCACTACAAAGGTATCACCACGTTTGACCTTAAACTTTTTTTCATCAAGTATCACTTCACCAAGACCTTGAGTAATTGCCCATGTTTCGCTACGATGATTATGATATTGCATAGAGATTGATTTATTAGGTTCAACGATCAGTCTCTTTACTTTATACCATGGACCTTCATCAATTACTTCCCATGTTCCCCAAGGTCTTTCTGCATATTTAGTCATAATGACTCCTATCCAAATAGAGTATTTACATGCTCCGTCTTCCAACCAATACTATTCAATATAAGTTTTAGTGGTTCAACAAAAGTCTTTTCATATTGAGTATTATAGACTATATACTTCGCAATGTCAAACTCTTCTGGTATAGAAATAGGAAAGGAAATGATATCACTTTGAATAGTGTTAGGCTCTTTCAAATATATATACTTAATCTTCTCACCTTCCTTGATTAGTTCGTATTTCTTAGTGAGATTGTGCTTTTGTAAAAGATGATTATAGATCAACGATCCGCGAACATGGATAGGCGTCTTTTCACCATATATTTTATTACCAGCACCTTTATACTTATCTAGACCATTTACACCGCGAGGAAAGGCAATGTCCATGATAGGTAATGTTTTAAACTCTTCCCGAAATGCGTCAATGAAGTCAATAACATCATTTTCTGTTCCATTGAATATAACATCAATAGACTCTTTAAGTTTTATGCGACACGCAGTCGGAGTTGAAGACTTGATCATTTCAAGCCCCATTACTTTAATCTTGGGTTCTTTATATTGCACACCTTCATTGTTATGAACGCGAAGAATATAACGCTTCTTTGCTGTCCAAATACCTTTATCAGATAGGGCTTCACGCTTCATAATCATTTTTTGTGCGAAGGCATTAGTATATTCAGCAAGTTCTGAATAACTTTTGTCAATAAACGATTGAATTTTAATTTTGCAAATTTTATCCATGAAGGATATAACGCCTGCTGTTGTGTAAGACGGATTCTCTTTAATATAAGTCTCACTGACCAATTCATCAAGAGAAAGATAAATTGAATCCGTATCAGATGCAATGACATAATCTTTATCCTCAGTTTTTAGAATTTTGTTCATATATTCGTTTAGTTTTTTTTCAATCCAGCGAATTGACAACTGGCCGCTGGTTGTGATAGCAGTTGCTTGACGAATATCAAAAAATCTAAAAAATTCATTACCTAGAGCACCATATGCTGAATTTAGACACACTTTCTTTGCTAATTGTAAGTTGTTATATCTTGCAATTCTTTTTTCAATTTCATATCTTTCATTTGGATCACTTACTTGCTCCAATTCTTTCTTTGCTTCAATTGCTTTATCTTTATATACCGATCTATCATTATACATTGTTTCCATCATCTTTGGCAAAAAGCCTTGTTTTTCTGTAGAGAAAAAATGTCCATTAGGAGTAACAGTTGAATTAACTTTCTTTAATGAAGAGGTATCAATCTGTTTAAACAACAGACTATCAACACCAATACCTTGTTTACGAACTGCGAAATGCTGCTCTTTCCATGATTCAGGATTTATAAACGTTTCTGGACTTATATTGTATTGTATTATCAAATGAGGATACAGAGAGTTTAAGTCAAAAGACGCAATCCAGTTGTACATTCCTGGCTTTGGTTCTTTTACATATGCACCAATGTACGCAGAATCTTTGCTGTGCGATATTGTAGGAGGAATAACAATGTTTTGTTGTTTTAAGTTATTATAAATGAGGACATCCCACATGCGAACCTGTGTAAACACATCACTATAATTTGTCTTAGAATCATATGCAAGAGTAAGTGCAAGTTCAATCAGTTTTAACTTATCATCTAATTTCTCAACAAGTTCAACGTCACGAATGTTATATTCCATAAACTTTTGAAAATTATCGCGATACAAGGTATGCAAACTTCCGTATTCGTCATATGAAAGTTTGCGCTCACCCAATTCAACATGAGCAATGTTATCAAGTTTATATGATTCCTGAGACTTACCTTCAGGAGCATATTTCTTGTACATATCAATATAATCTAGAGTTGCGATGCCGCTCAATTCATATGCGGTATATGTCTTTGTTACGCTGACATGTACTTGGCGGGCCGAGATAAAATTCCATGGACTAAGGCGCTTTGCCTCTTGTTCGCCAAGCAACTTCGTTATACGATTAACAATGTAGGGAATATCAAACTGTACAACGTTCCAACCAGTAATGATATCTGGATAGTCACCAGTCCATTCATCAATAAATCGCTTGATTAAATCAATTTCATCGCGGCATTTAAAGTATTGAACATCATCGCGTGTATTATTGAAATTGCCACAACCAAACACAACAAACTTACCATTACTATTCTTCATAGTAATAGCAGTGATTGGTTCGCGTGCATCAGCAGGCTCAGGAAATCCATTCTCTGAACCTACCTCAATGTCTATATTGCAGATATTAATATGATCAATATCCCAATCTATATCGTTTTCAAATACGTCCGAGATATAAGCATATTCGTAACGTTGCATTCCATAGATTTTGAAATTGTCAACGCCCTCGTATTGCTTGACAAAATCACGACACTCGCGTATATTTCCTGGTTTTATCTCTTGAACATAATCGCCCGAAATTGTTTTGAATCCGCTAGGCTTTTGCGAAGGAACATATAGAGTTGGATTATAATCTAATTTTAGTCTTACGCGCCTACCATTATCTATACCGCGATAAAGAATTTTTGAGCCATACACTTGGACATTCGTATAAAAATTTTTCATATTTTTTCCAATTTTCTTCTTTGTTCAACAGTCAATCCTAACACAGTCAATGCGTCAAGTAAAGCGCATTCTCTAATAGCACAAGCGGCGGCCTCGAGGCCGCCACTTTCTTGTTTCTTTAAATAACTTTAAAATTTCTTCCATTAAGGAACGATGATGGAAGGCTTGTCTGGAAGAACAAGACCAGAGAACATTGAATTATACTGATTAATGAATTCCGTTATTGGATTCATTATACAAAGAACATGCTGCGTATCAAAGATAACTTCTTTGTCATCTGAAAATTGATTAAAAGGAGCAAAACCTACAGAGGGTGTCTTAGGATCGTTTCTATTAGGCATAACAATAATAGATACAGGATTTCTAATAATCAAAAGATGAGCATATTCATCATTTTGATGCTTGCCTGCTTCTCCCAAAATATCCATTCCATTGATAAGTTTAATTAACTTAACTTTATTAGTCATGCTTCAATCTCCATGAGATAATCATAAACCCCAACAGTGATCCAACGAGTTGGAATCAAAGAGTGGCGCTGCCCAGTCTCAGACTGATAAGTGTACTTATTATCATAGTCAACAATCTTGACTATGCGTTCCCACTTTCCATCAAACGCACGCTGCTTAAACTGCGTCTCTAGAATGTTCATTGTCTTTTCAGAATTCATGCTATACATATATTCTCCTTATAACTGTACACCAAAATAGTTGTTGTCAGATAACAATTCTAGTTTATCTGTGCCCTGATATTTACCAATACATTCATCACATACTATACCAGTTTTTAACTCGTCCGTCAATACTTTATATAGACATCCATCTACAAGTTTTGATCCATAATGTCCCATCAATAGTCGCCCTTCATCCACAGCAAAGACAGATGCCGAACAATTCATTGCTTGTCCTAACGCAGGTTCAAAAAGTGATGCATATTCTTTGTTACATGTAGCGCAAGTAATATTTCTTTTCATTAGTCCCACAGTGCCCTATAATACTTGCCAAAAAGAGTCAATGCATTCTTCATTCTTTTGCTTTGTTTTTCTGTTTCTATCATGTCTAATTTTTCGCCAGTAGAATCATATACATGATCAGCATCATCGTCTTTTAGTTTTTCAAATACCCAAATGATTTCATCAAGAATCCAGTCCCATCGTTCATGGACTGTGTCATCAACTTCCCACTCCTGAAGTTCACCATTTTCTTTCATCTTAATACGATTTGGATCGGGGCGCAGATGTTCTGGTACATCCTCAGGATCAGTGTGAGGAGAACCGTGCTTAGTTTCCTTCAATTGCTTAAGCATAGGAAGAATGATCAAAGTAAGAGTATAATCCATGGACCATGTATCATAATCATGAATCTTAATCTTTATCTTGCGGCCGCGCCAATTGTTGAAGATATTGATAGGCTTCAAAAAACAGGTGTTATAAAAGTCTAATATCTT